TATTTTGGCCATTCCTAGCTGCTGTATTCATGGCAGTGGTGGCCAACTTCGCCGCTGCCGATGTTTGTGCCTGCGTCTGACGGGTTTCATTAGTCATGCCCGCCAATTCACGACGTAGCGCAAGATTCTCTTGAGCGATTTGCAGCTCTTGCTGCAGCTCAGCCATCTTGAGTTGAGGCTCGATCTCAGCCATTTCTTGTGTTTTAGCAATATTGACCGCTGTGTCGCTTTGCAGTTTGCGTACTTCAGCCTCAAGTTTGGCGACTTGGAGCTGTGCTTCCTGCATAGCGAGCTGCTGCTGCATCTGCATAACTTGCATTTGCTCTTCGGACGGATCTTGGCGCAGACGCGAGGCGAGCTCAGCTTTCTTAGCAAGGTGCGAGTACTGAACAATGGCGTCATCAGGAACAGCCACACCGGCTTGCCGGAGCGCCAGGGCTTCAGCGAACTGAACTTCGTCAAACGAATCGCGCGCTGGCATAGTGCCGATAACTACGTCGTACTCACCGATGGTAAGGTCGTTCACGATTGTGCCTTCCGGGGTCATTTCGTTAATGACCATGTCCTCGCGCGGCTCCATTGGGTCTTCATCATTAGTAATCCTAATAATTCTTTCCTCGGTATAAAACGTTTGGACCAGATTTAGAATCTTTTCGGCAAGGTACTGACGGGTCTTCTGGAGATTATCCAGCGGGACCTGAATCATAATCACGCCGCGGTTTTGTTTTGCCTGAATCGCAATGCCAGAAACTTCGGCGCCATCGGTGCCGAGCATCGAGTCGTTGATACCGCTAATAGCTTTGATGTTTGCAGCGGCTTTCTGACTGATGCGGTCGAGACCGGTTGGGATCTGGTTGGGTTGTATTTTTGCTGGGGGGGAAGACCCACGATTATATTCCAGTACCAGACCGGTCTCAGCCCCATGCTCTTCTAGGTCCTCAGACTGCATATTCGTGAGTGACCCAGACTCCACGACCCATCCACTGTTGGCTGTGGTGTTTACAATATGCAACTCTTGCGAGGCGATTTTGTTCAGTTGCTCTTGGGGGGAGAGCAGGTTGCGTACCATACCGAACGGGCGTCCACGCCTGAAGTAAGCGAAGAACGGGACAATAGTAAAGTCAGCGTAGGGCGACCAGTCGTCATGTAGCACGACCTTGTCACACGTTACAGTCCAACGAACTTTCTTCTTGGTCTTAGTGTAGATACTTAAGCCGTAGTCTTTAGCAAACTTTTTGGCTTTACGATCTGACCACGCTTTGGGTACTTCTCGCTGGTCGCCAGTGTTTGGATCTACAAAACAATCGACACGAGTGACTTTGCGATGTTGCCGCTCAATAACGCGTAGTGATTTAACAGTACGGTGCTCGTCTTCGTCAGGAACAGTGGCCCCGAGAAAATCATCCACGTCATCGGTATCTCCGTAACGTGTTTCAGAGTACTCGACAGAGTCGCGGCCGAACGAGTTACCATTCTCCGAGATGAACCGGAGACGGTCTGCTTGTTCTTGTCCGTACATTTCTTCGATGTCATCGAGCGTCATCCAGCGGGTATAGAAAAACTCGTTCCAAGTTTTCGGGTCATAGTCTTTTGCATCGGGATCAATAACTACGTCCAGCGGGTCTAGCGCTTTGACTCGTACTTCACCTTCAACGTGATCTGAAAAATCCATGCGGGTGTCGAAATAGCCACGGCCGTCCATAATCAGACCGTCGGCGAAGACCTGCTGCTCAATCCAATCGAGCTTATTGTTATCCGCAATCTGCATGTACAACTTTGTCAGCGTGTGCGCAACCTCTTCTGAGCCACCGCGACGAGGTTTAAATTTAATATCGGCACGACGGTTGGATTGCTCACCAAGTACGGTGTTTACCGTCGGTAGAACTGTGTTAATCGTCAGGGCGGGGCGGCCTTCGGCATCCAGCATAGCGACGTCTTCTGCGTCCCACTGTTCGCCCTGATAGTACGCGTCGCACTTCTTGGCTAGGTCTACATAATCTATGTGACCGTTGTCTCGAGCCCGCGTGTAGCGATCCCATTGTTCGTGGGCAAGACGGTCTTCTTCGCCTGGTGACATGCTGGGTTTTTTAGACGTGGGATCTTTGGCCATATTATGCACTCATCGCTGACTTGTTACGCACCGGCTTACCAATGAACTTCAGCTTGTCCCGCCAGCTCGGTGGTTCTACCACCCGCTCGCTGAACGAACTGAACTCCGTCATCATGAGACCAATCCACGCCAGTGCATCAACCTGGTCATCATGAACACCGTTGGGGAATCGCAATAATTCAGCGACCAACGGTCCTGTGAAAACTTCGTTACGCGGCAGGAAAACATACCCCTGCTGCATACGACCTTGAATCGCCCGCGCACGGGCTTCCTTATCGCGACGACCTACCTTCAGATCCTTGAAGTAGGCTTCGTGGAGACCTCGCTCACGCGTTCGCTTTTCTAGGAACGGGCCAAGCGCCATCTCGATGTGGCCTTTCTCTATACCAATAATAGAAGGCCTCCATAATTCATACATGTCTAAGATGCGTTCGACAAGCTCAAAACCGTCGTAACGACCTCTATCGACATCTACTACAAACAGGTTGTCCTGCTCATCAACACCCACAACCATGCCGACCGAGTAGTCATTTCGGTCGCGCTTCCCGATGGCCAAGTCCCATGCTGCGTAGAACCGCATGCGGTCTAGGTCAACATCGTCATGGTCGTAGTACTGAATCATGTCGCGGGTAAAGTAATCACCGTCATCGGCGACGGGGTTTTGCTGATAGAGAGCGGACCAGTCGCGCGGGCCGACAGCTTTTTGGATACGCTCCAGTGCTTCCGTGTCGTAACGCTCTGGGTGAAGTGCATCGCCGCGCTGCCGGAACTCTTCGTCCTCTTCAGCGATAGCGGGATACTTCACCACCTCCCAGTGGTCTCCGCCTTCCTCCATATTCTTTAGCAAACGACCGACGAGGTCGTCGTCGTGCCAGCGGGTCATAATCACAAGAATGCCGCCGCCAGGCGCAAGTCGGGTGTATGCAGTTGATGTGTACCAGTCCCAAGTACCTTCTCTGTTGTTTTGCGACTCAGCGTCCTCGCGGTTTTTCACTGGGTCATCAATCACAAGTACGTGTGCACCTTTACCCGTGATACCACCACCCACACCAGCAGCTACATACCCGCCGCCCGCGGTGGTGAGCCATGCTTCTGCGGACTGCGAGTCGGGGTCCAGCCGAGTCTTGAATGTAGTCTTGTAACTGGTCTCGCGGAGCATCGACCGTACTTTCCGAGAAAAGGTCATGGCCAATGCCCCCGAGTACGAACAGCTGATGAACTCGTGGCTGGGATTACGACCAATGTGCCATGCCGGGAAACCAGCACTGGCAATCGTCGATTTACCCAAGCGAGGGGGCATCTGCAATATGAGCCGAGGGCTCTTCTTATCCACAACGTCTTCAGAGAACTGTTCCAGTCGGCGGCATATGTCTTTATGTACCCAGCCAGCCATGTAGTCTGGATTGTTCCGTTCAATAAACGGCAACAGTCGACGACGGGTTAAGAACCGTTGTGCGAGTTCTTGCTTCGCAAGTTCTTCGGCTGTGGTCTGTTGTTCAGCTTCTTGCGGCGTCAGCTGATCGGGGTCAGGCATCTTGTCCTGCATATCAGCCACGCAATAAGCACAGTAACCGTCGTCACCGGAATATAGTGTTTCGGGTTGCGTCTTATGGCAACGTTTACACTCTATGGTCGGTATATCAGTCAGATTTTGGCTCCAGGTGATCGATGGTCTTACCGGCCAGCTCTAACAGCTCTTCGTCCGTCATACGTTCCAGCTGTTTGGACCCGTTGATCTGTATGTTCACCAGGGGCTTGGTTTCTTCTTTAGCCACGCCGTGCAACTTCACAAGTGAGTCGGTGGTGTTCTTCATCTCTGTTGCATTCGCTGAGGCGCGGTATGCAGACAGGTACATGTTGTGCGCGTCGACTAAGTCGAACTGTACTTCGCGCCGGTTCTGCTCACGGAAGTACTGAATGGCTTTACTTACAGCCTCACGCTTTTCAACGTCATACGCTGCGCGCTCCTGGTAACCCGCTGCACGTCCCGCAGCTGCAATCGTCATCCCGCCGGCGCGCGAAAGTACGTACGTCTCTTGTTGAGTCGTAAGCTCGTTCAAGTTAACGCCCATATAGGGGAGGTGTGACTGAAACTCGACGTGTGGGTCGATATCAGTGGAGTCCACCTCGGTTGGATGCGATGTCTGTTTTGACTGACTCATCTAAGTACACAAAAATTGGAAACAGTTCTTCGGGAATAGACTCAGTCATTTGCTGAATCCATGCATCTACTTCGTCTTCGGTCCACCCCATCTCTTTAAATAAGAGAACGACTTTGTTGAAGTCGTAGGCAACTACCTCCGAATCGAAACCACGGCTGCAGGTCCCAAGGATGGCATCATCTAAACCATCAAAAGCGACGACATTACTTTCTACATTCATAACACTACCATTATTAGTCTAACTAATATCTAGTCACAAGAGAAATCGTGGATATGTTTTACCCACCAATATAGTGACGCTTCGTCCAAATCGTTCTTGATTGTGTTTACGCGCTGACAAACTAGCTGGATGTTGTCTCTTACATACCCTTCAGTAGACCGAATACGGTCGATTGAAGCATTCATGTCTTTGCGTTGGCCGCGGTCGGCATGATGTGTCATGTACACACCACTTATGGCACAACGTCCTTGTTGCTCATTCCATAAGTTAATTATGTCCTCGGCTTCGATCTTCCAGTCAAACTTCTTAGCCCGTCCACTTTTGTTCTTAGTGTACAGGTCACGTAAGAATGTTTCGACGTTGCTGGACTGCCGACGCATACGTTGGTTTGTAATACACAGATTACAGCGATTGGTCTTACCACTGTTGTCTGCTGTCTTATGTTTGGGGCCTGTCGCTGATACAGCGAAATCGGAAAGTGGTTTCTCCTCCCCACAAGAAATACACGTCTTCGTCCTGGACATAGCTCACCTAAGACTGCTGCGGTATTTTTGTCCAGAAAAAAAATTTTGAAAATATTTTTATAAAACGCTGAGCCATCGTCTCCCCCCCGCTGGCCACAGCCACCCGTCTCCCCGATTTTATATCTGGAACCTTGTTTTGTATTCCTACGCTAGGGTCCCATATCCAATAGGGGTCCCAAGCTCGTTCGCTCCGCTCACTTCGCAATAGCATTAGTTGGTGTAACTAAGGAGGTTATTATGACTACATTAACTATCACATTCATCATCTTAGGTACGTTCATTGTTGGCTTTTGGTCAGCTGTAGCGTTCTACATACTGTCAATCACAGCAGTCGAACCACCGCACGCTGTCCCAGATAATGAACCAGAAGATGATCACGATTGGGAATACATCCAACGTGTCCCGGCGTATATCCGTCGTGGCTGAACTTCATATCGAATACCTCGAG